TTTTCTTGATAAAGAGAACCACTAATAGTAAAACTACCACTAACTGAGATATCGTAATTTTCTTGACCTGTAAGAGAAACTACAGATTGAGAAACATGCCAAGCATTAATGATTTGACCTTGTGCTATCTCATCACTGCCTGTAACGAATATATCTTTTAATATGTTTTGTCCTTTCATGGTTTTATGTCCTATCTATGTTTATAAATATAGTAGTATCTGTTGTTCTTGAGGTAGGAAGTGGTTGAGATAATTTTCCTACAGCTAATAAATTTTGGGCTTCGTCGTATAAACCAACAGTAGTTACGTACGGATCAAAATAAGAACTTGTTAGATAGTCATAAATATACCCATTAGAACCTGATAAGGCAGATGGGTTTTGAGTGAAATTAAATTCACTAGGGGAGATTGTTGCTTTATACTGTGTTTCGTATATAGTAAATGAACTTGAGAATGAACAAGTAGCATTAGTAGATAATAATTGACCCACTGTAATACCACCCCCGTATATATCTTCTTCGTATTCTGAAATACCATACCCTTCTGGAGTTGGTGGTCTGTTATCCATTAAAAATGTGAATACTGCTATACCATGAGGATAAATAATGTTACCACAAAAACTTCCATTAACATATAAGTTACCCTGGCTATCATCTGTTATTGTATGGGAGATAGATTCACTAACACAAGTATAAACAAATGAACCAGGTTGGATATAATCTCCATATAAACGAGAAGGAATAGATAAAGTAACTATTTTATTACTAGAACCTGTAGGAAAATATCTTACCCCATCTGTTGTAGTTTGTAAGTAATTCTCATATCTACCTGATGAGTCTGGGTTGCCTACATATACATCACCTGCTGTAGTATCTCCAGGAAATAAACTTTGTGTTTGTAGAGGTGAACCGTATGAAGAACTAAGGAAGTTAGAATAATATAACTCCTTAGCGGAGTTATAAATTAAAACTTGATATTGGTCATTGTTATTACCCGTTAATGATTGGGTAAATTCAAAGTTCCCATTAATACCTAAAAATCGATCAATATCGACATTAGAATCAGTAAATTGGGAGACCGGAAAAGAAAAACTTTTGTTTAACTCAAACGGTTCGACTATAATGTCTTGTGATAAAAATTGTTTCCAAGCGCTCATTCATTAGAAGTCTAGCTTCACGCGTATTAATGCTTCTTTAGTAAAATCTTTCTGTAATGGTTTTGATAATTTAGCTACAGCTAACAATTCGTTAGTGTCATTATATAAACCTACTGTTGTGATATAAGTAGTTGGGCTATTAATAAACAATGGATACAATACTTCACCAGTTGAACCCGAAATAAATGATGGGTTTTCTGAATAGTTATATTCTGAGCTTCTAGGTCTACAGAACACATAATCCGAAGTAATTGTTTCTTGTGAATTAGCTGTAAATGAAGCACCATCTTTAATAGCAACAAACATTAAATTTGGGTTTGGATTAGTTGTAGAACTTGTTGCTGAAGTTAAAGTAGCATCTAAACCAATACCCCCATCAGCAAAATCATTACTTAATGCTCTTGGGTTTAAAATATAAGTAGCAATATCTGGTAAGAACCAACCGTATGAACCTGAATCGGTACTGTAACCTTGGTTATTTAAACTTGTATTAACATTACCAGCTGATCCTGAAACTAATTGGAAAACTCTACCTGCATCGTTAAATACTACTGAGTTTACTACTTGGCTATTATCAGTTAACGAGATTGTATCTCCACCATTACTTAATAGTAAAGTTGTAGAACCTGGGAATAGAGATTCTTTATATCTACTTCTCTCTACTGAGATAGCCCAGAAATCTGATGATGTAATACCACCAAAAGAGAAAGATGCATTTTCATCACCTAATACTAAAGTACGGTATTGACCAAATACAGTTGATGAAGGTGATTTACCATCTACATCTGTGTTGTATGCTACACTACCACTTCCGGCTTGGTTACCGTAAGTAACAGCAAATTCTAAAGAAGAAGTTGCAGCATTTGAAAATACATTTAAATAATAATTACCTGAGGATCCATTAGCTTGAGTGGATGAGGTAAAAAATGTAGTAATTTCTGGGGTTTCACTATCGGTCCATAAACCTGCAGTGATGCTATCAGCTGATACTACAAAATCGTCGGCTACTAATCTATTGAATGACATAATTTATATTTTATTGAGCTGATACTTTAGTTACTGTTACTGGGATTTGAGCACGTGCTCCTGAATCTCTACCAATAATAGTTAATGTAGCATATAAAGCGTTGTTATTACCAAATAGCGTATTAATCGTAGTGGCTGTGATATTAATTGTAGTTCCAACTACTGTTGCTGATACGTTAGTACCTAATGTAGTAGTTGAAGTAGTATTCAATGCTGTAGTAGCTGCTGTTTCTACACCTACACCTTGGAATGTAGTAAATAATCTAACATCCGAAATTGTGGCTGTGTAGCCTCCTTGTTCGGTTTGATTACCACCTGAATAGTTTAGGGTTTGTGGAGTAATAGCTTGTGAAGCACCTTGTTTAATTACAATCGAAGCTGGGACGTTAAGGATAGGCATTCTAGCTGTACCACGTGGAAGTGTAGTAAGTAAATACTTCATAATCTGAGTTTCCTCAGGAAATGCTTCTAATAAAGGCATATTTTCAATTGCCTGACCATAGTAAGCTGAGCCGGAGGGGTGTGTTGGATTATATAAAGTATAATCAATCTCGTCATCTGCTAATGCAAATTGTGTGATACGGAAAGTACCATCGTTTTTAGCTAGTAACTCTCTGCCTTTTGTTGTTAAGATAGCATCAACTGTTACTACAGAATTATTTAAATATCCCATTTTTTAATACGTATTTTGTTATAAATATATGTTAATTTTAAAGTTTGCCAAGTTTTATTTTAATTTCCTGTACCTGCGGTTATAACTCCTGCGTTTCTTAATGTAGTAAATCCTTTTTGGAGATTTGTATTAGCAGAAGTAAGTGTAAGTCCATTAGGATAAATCATACCTCCACCTTTTCCATACTCTCCAGTAAAAGCAGAACTACCAGATGCTCTAAGATATACGTTCCCGGCTGTGCCAGTAATTACTTGGAGGTTAGGGAAGATTTGCGGATCTATAGAACTTGAAAAAGGTAAAGAATAAGCAATTGGGTTTTCATTAGCATCTTTACAGAAATTAGACTCTAATAAATTAACCCATTGTTCATCTTGAGTATTAGCTATTACAACATTATCAGGAGTTATTAAATGTGTAATCCAAATATTAGCAAAGTTACCTACAGCTTGTACTCTACTGTAAAAGCCTATATAAGTTCCTGCTGATATTTGGGAGTTAAATCCACTGCCTGTATTATAGGCTTCTACTGTATTTTCACATCCAATATAATTACGATTTCTAATACCTGCTGCTTGATAGTTATAATCTTGGACAAAGGCTTTAGGTAAATTACCATTTTGTTGAGAAGCAGTTATAATTGCTTGTTGGTTAACTGCTTGAATAGCATTTGATTGGTAATCTAAATCCCAGAAAATTTCACTTTGTCTTGGGATTAAGGCATTATTAATAACAGCATTAAAGGGTGAGTAATCAAATGCCGGGGTATTAATAAAAGGATCAAATACAGTATTTGAAGTTACATTTAATCCTAATCCAAGATCATAAATTGGAGAAGAGATAGCAGGAAAATTAATGAATTTAATCCTCCAAACTTGAGGAGAGAATGTAGAAATTTCTCCAATAGTTTGAGTTAGAGTTTGATTAAAAGGAGGACTAGCAGGACCAAATGGATCTGTGAATTCAGTTCTAATAGTAAATGTCATTGTATCTCCAGGACCTAAATTAGATAGAGCAGATTCTATTAAAAGACCATTATTATCAGTTTCATTAATATATATTTCATCAACTCCACTTCCTTGTAATATTGGTGGATTACCATTAGCTACAGTCCCAGGATTCCAGTAAAATTCTCCAGGTAAAGGATCAGTATTTGAGGATCCAGATGAAATATAGGATAAGGTAATTGTGCTAGCTGATTTGTATGGGTTATTTGGATTCAAACTTTGTGTAGTAACTACTAAAGTTGAACCACTAAATTCTCCATCAATAAATTCTCTAGCATCATCTTGGGTATACAACTCATATCCAAATGGAGTAACATTTGAACCTACCCAGCTTTGAGTTACGTTAATAGCCCCAGGATAATCAAAATCTGTATAGTTGGTATCTAATACAAAATTAGGTAAGGTACCTCCTTGTGAACCTGAAGGTATTACAATTGGGAATGATTGGTAATCATCTGAGGCTGAGTATGCTCTTTGGCCATCTAATAAATAAGGTATTTGGCCTATACTACCTGTTAATTCGTGGAAAGAACGTGAGACCTGTGGTTCAGTATACTTATTTCTTTCTAATAAATGTTGTTTAATAGTAATACCCGTTGCTGCTGAAATTTTAGCAGGTACAAAATCCTTGATTAGCTTGAATAATGAATTATCAAAGAATTTAATTAATCTAATAAAATCATTCCAGTCATAATTGCCAGTGTATTTTAAGAAATAATCATTACTTAAGTCTACTAGATCAGGATATGTATTTGAGCTTGTTAAATTTAAACGAGGATCACCAATATATTCACCAATGTTAAAATAACCCAATGAATCAATGATATCATCATTAATTTGGTTTGTAGGTGAAAGTGCTACTTCTACTAAATTAACTGTGTCAGTATAAGCTCCGTTAGCAGTATTATTATCCTGTTGGATTGAGTTTATGTTAGATAATTGTTGGTTTCCTGAAGGTAAATTTAGGTTGAAATTTCTAATTTTATCAGAAACACGATTTTTGATACCAACCGCAGGCTGGTCCATATAAACATACTCATTATTTTCTGTAAATAAACCTCGTGTAATTGTAAAGTCACTATCACTATTAAATGATGGGATTGTTGTCCAAGATCCAGTTACTTTAGGATGAATTGATTCTGAACCAGTATATAATTCACCTCCTAGAGATGCTCTAAAAGCTAATTGATCCGGGGCACCATTAATACCATTACCCTCAATAGATTGGGGGTTCATAGTATAATCAAAGAATGATTGAGAATTTAAAGGTATAGTATAATATCTAATTTCTTGGTATGAACCACTAAAATCAACATATGAATTTATAGGACTTGAGAAATTTGATAAACCAATACTATTAAGCCAATCTCCACCACCAGGAGTTATTACTGATGAGGAAGCATTAAATCCTAATTGAGAACCATCTACTCCACTATAAATGTTATTAGCTGCTCTTAATGTAAAGGATTCAATATCATCTTCTTGAGAAACGGCTACAGACCACCACCCACCATCAAAGAAAGGTAGATAAACACTAGCAGTATTTACAAAATTATCTGTAGTAAAAATTAATGTAGCGTATTCATTATATGGATCTGGGATAGAACCGCTATAAGAACCTGATGTAAAGCCTGAGCCTGTATAATCAAGTACAATTGCAGTGTCATCTTTTACCCATAAAGCTTGTTGAGGGTAATCTATAGCAGAACCTAAACCTGGGGTTTTAAATCTGAATTCAACAGTATGAGGAACATCATCCCTTGAAATCCATTCTGGGTTGAGGGTCCATTCTGTAGTTATTTGACTTCCATCTCCAGTATCATACTTGTAATTAAATTGGTTAAACCAAAAGTCATAATCATTAGTATTATCTTTATCTTTACTACCAAATTCATTGATTTGAAGTAAAGTGTCTGGGATGCCATAAATTGTAGCTAATGCTCTAATACCATCAATTGTACCTTTTTTCTTATACAAATAAGGTAAAGCATTATATAGACGTTTGTATAAACGTTTGTTAACATCATCTTGAGGTAAAACCTCATTTGAACCTGTTACAAAATTATTCACATACTCATAACCAGTAGGAGTAGGTAAAGAACCTGTCATATAAGCATATGGAAAAGTGCTTCCTGATGGTGTAATCCCTAGGGTAGAAGTAAATAGGTTAAAGGAACTAAAATTATTTTCATAAATAGTAAATCCTAGGTCACGTAATTGTTGCGCGATTAAATCGGGTGAAATTCCTGAATCAATGCGGTTATCGCTATCCCATTTGTTGGTGATATCTTTGACGTAAATCCATATATTTTCGTCATAGAAGTGACCAACCATATTGTTAAAATCAATATATGATTGATTTAATGGTTCATTTTTAATATACTCTGGGATGTTATTATATATCCAGTTTAAGTTATTAGCATCATATTCTGTCGCTAAGAGTAAACTTGAAGTAATCCAATTTTGAGCTTCTGTACTTGTGGTAGAAGCTTGAGTATAGGGGAGAGTTGAATTGGTTTTTGGATAAGGAGTAGAACCACTAGAAAAATAAAGATAATACTCATAAGTATCAAATTCATTAATAGTTTCATTTATTTTTTCTTCAAAAAATGCGGTTGAAGAAGAGGCTTGAGAGACTATATTAGATCCTGAAGAGGCTAAAGAAGTCCAATTTTCAATTTGTTCTAATTTATAGAAAAAGTTACTTACTCTTTTCTCAGCTGAGGAGAAATTAATAAAATTAGAAAAATTAGTATAATCTACGTTAATAGCTATACTTTTATCTTGATAAAAGCTATTAATTTGTTGTAAAGAAGCCGATAAATCAGTCCCAGTTAAAGTTTGATAACTTTGGGGTTGAGAAGCATTACTGGTTTCGTTTTTTAAATTTAAGTTTAAGTTAGGACCTTTTAGTCTAATAGAGTTATCTATTATTGTAGGCTCAGGGATAAACTGAAGGTTGTAAGCTATAGGTTCTGCTACTTCTTCTACTAAATAACAAGTTGATTTTAGTTGGAATTGTAGAGGTAAGGCTTCGTATAATTTAATTAAAACTGTATTGCCATCTAAAGCTATATTATTAGCAATTACTAGTTTATTTTCTCCAAAATTTAAGAAAAAATCAGGATAATAAGGATCTGTAGCTCTTTCAGCTATAAAATCATTAATAGTAGAAGTAATTGTAGGATTCGGAATTACATTTGAAGTTAATCGAATTTCAGTTCGATCAGAGCTTATTTCCGAAATAAAATATCTAGTAGAAGGGTTTGAACCTCCTCTATTAGATAAAAAGTTATAATATGTGTTATAACTTCCTTGAAAAAATCCACTATCAATTAAATCTTTTTCAGGATCTAATACTAGATTATTATCTATTAATTGGTAATCAGTATAAGGAATTATAGAATCTTGACCCTTAGGATATAATAAAGACCCATCTAAATTATAAACAAAGTATTCAATGTATGAAGATGATGGGTTAAATTCTACAGCAGTAGTAAATTCCGAAATAAGATTAACATCAGATACTGAATAGTCTTCTAATGTTAGTCTTCTAGGATCTATATTATTTATATTAATTGCCATCGTTTAAATTGCCTACTTGGGTTAGGGTATTTTGTGAGATAGATTCTAACTGTTGTCTTTGAGTTAACAATTGTTCTCTTAAAAAGGTAATTTCCTGTTGTAATGCTTGAAGTTCTTGGGATTGAGGAACATACCCAATATACTCAGTACTAGATTCAATTAAAGTAGTATGTGAATTTTCACCTGTTTTAGGGATTTGAAAAAATAAAGCATTGTAATAGTTAAAAAAATCATTCACAGTAGGTATATTCTCATCCACAGTTACTGGGGATGGTGGTAATAACTGAGTGAATTCAGTGTTAATGGTTTGGGAATATGAATCCCTCCCAAAATTGGTTTTAACTAAAGTTATATTTTCGCTCATCCGTTAATTACTTTAAAATAGTAATTGTCATCATATACTGTTGTACTACCTTCTGAATCTACCTGTATGAGAATTTGATAATATCTTTCAGGTTCTAAACCATTCATATATAAATCAAAATAACTTGAGGTAGCATCTGCACTAATTTTTGTGTAGTTGGAATGGAAGTTAATAACATATTCATTAGTATCCAAGTCTTTTACAGCATACCAAGCAGAACCTGATGGTAAGTAATATTGTTTAGTGTATAAAGAAGATGTTGACCAAACTTGTGCTGGGTACTTAGGTCGGCAATTAATTCTAAAGCGATTAATACTTTGACTATAAAATACTCCTGGGTTATCTGCTAAATCAATAAAAGCATTAGGTTGGTATAATTCAGTGATTGTTGAAGAGCCTGTGTTCCATACACAATCATCCCACATAATATCTAATTCGGGAGGGTAAATAGTATTAGTATCAACACTATAATATTGCATTACAGGTTGTACTTGTTTATTTGTATTGAATTCAGCAGCATTTTCCCATTTAATAATAACACCATTATTAGCTCTAGAACCGCTATACCAATCTGCTACCATTGAAGTAATACTAACATTTAAATCTTTATCACTTCTAGGATCAAAAGATTGTGTCACTGGATAGGAAACAGTATTATCTGAAGAGCTAAACCACCAAGACCCCCCACCTTGTGGAGCATATGTTGGGTTATAAGAACTTGTATAACCTAAAGAAGAACCCCCAATATTCCAAGCATCGCCCCCACCAAATTGAGGTGAATTCCAAGATGCACCATCAGTTGTAATGGGTTCATCTAAATAAGTACCAGTACCCATATTCCAGCTATCATAAACTGGGAATACTTCTAAAACAGAGCTTTCAACAATTCCTTGAGCTGTGGCTATATAGCATCTTAAGTTAGCATCCCAATTACCCGTTACTTTAGTAGATATTACACTATTAATTTCTTCACTATCGAAGGAGATTAAAGTTCTAGCTACAGAAGGGCTGCTATCTACAGCAAAATTTAGGTTAGATATTTGAGATATAGGATCAATCCCTGTATTCATTGTTGGATATTCTGAATATAGGGAAGTGTCTTTGTATGGGAAAAGTTTATATACTGCCATTACTTTTTATTTATAAGGGTCGGTTGCTCTTGCTATTAATCGAGGATCTTGTAAACTATCCTTATAAGTTTTTTTAGGGGTATAAGGTTGGGTAGTAGGTGAACTTACTATTTCAGCACCTACTGGAGTATTGTAAGGGACGTTAATAGGACCACCTGCTGGGTTTGGGTTTTCTAAATCTAGACTAGTATATCTAAATGAGTTTAATTGACCCACAGAAGTTAAATTATTAGGGGCCTCATCAGCAGTTAATGATTGAATACCAGGTCGTATAGCATTTGATCCAGGAGGACCTGATATTTTGTCGTTATATAAATCTAAAAGTCCCATAATTATAAGTTTACAATTCTACCTGTTATATCACTATTTGGGTATTTTACTTCAAAAATCATTGGATCTATTGAAGGGTATAACACCCCATTTAATGTTGCTCCTTGAGTATCATAAGCGTATTGTGAATAGCTAGCCCCAGAATTATTAATATTTTTATTTGATATTGTTAAGGTTTTTACAGTTTGAACTCCTTCAACTCTATCTAAAAGTACATTTAAATCTTTATATATAATTGGCTCATTAATTTGCCAATTTAAAATATTAAAATATTGTTGTAGAGCAATAATACATCTTCTTAAAACATCAGCACTATTAAAATTAGGTAATGTAATAATTTCAAAATCTATACCTATATTAACAACAAATGCGTTTTTAATTGCTATTGAATCTCCTATTGTTCTAAATTGGGATAAATAAGTAATTAAATTTTGTTTAAGTGATGCATTAGCTGTAGTTAGATTATTACTACCATTAAAAGCTAAAACATACATATCAATATTAGTACCTGTGTTAGAGCTAGCTTTGGCTTTTTCTGTATATACTTTAGCTATTTTACCATACTTTGAAGGTAAGGATAAAGCTCGAATAGTATAATCGTTAGGAGTTACTGCTCTATATTGAGTGTTAAAGTTTGAGATAATATTCTGTCTCATTTCTTCTAAACTATCACCCCCTCTACCTCCAGAAGCTGCCCTTGGGTTATTAACCGCTAATGAATCATATGATGTATTATATGCTGCTCCACCTGTTGCTGAATAGTTTGCAAATGTTCTTTGAACATTTTTAAGTACAGTTAAATCATTAGCTGGAACGTTAGCACTTACTCCACCACCTGTTAAATATCTAACTGTTAAAGTCCCGGTTGGAGCTACTCCGTAGGTATTAGTAAATATAAAATTAGTAGGAGAGTAGGCTGTAGTAAGTTTATCTTGTTCAAATGGTAATCCTAAACCAACATTATCACTATTAGGAGTAACTTCAGCATCAACATCTAAAGAGGTTCCGGCACCGAATTGGATCTGGAGTGAACCACTATTAATAAAACGAGTAGCAAATCTACGTTGAACTTGTTTTAATTGAAGTAAATAAGGAGATAATCCAGCATCTAAATAATTATTTGGATCATTTGGGTTAGTATTACGAATAGAATCGTATATCATTTCCTCAGCTAAATAAGGAACTTCATACCAAATATTACCATCATTATCTGTAATATCTAAAATACCTACAATATTAGTTGCATTTATAGTAGTAGTAAAAAATTCTTGAGGAGTCGAGCCCGCATCTACTGTTATAGTATTTACTGCAGCCGAGATAGCTGGTGATGACTTTTTAAGCAGATATGATGTAGGGTTATTACTTCCATCTACAGTGTATACAGTTGTAGATGTTGGGTTAGCTGAACTGGAAATTGTAAAATCAATTGAATTTTCAGTTAAAAATGCTTGGGTACTATTACTATTAGATCCTATTTGTGCATTTTGAGATATAACCAAAGCATACCTATAATCAGGTTGGTATTGGCTAGCTCCACTAGTTACAGCAGGAACAGTTTGATAAAAATCAAGTACTACATTAGCAACCCCAGTAACTCTGGGTTTATACCCCATTACATAAGATAAATCAAAAAGATTTTCAAAATTATCCGCATATTGGGTAAAAGTTTCATTTATTTGATTATCTTGATAAAATGAAAGAACATCACCAACAAAGGCTACTTGTTCAATGAACATCATACCAGGGGAAGTTTCGCTAAAATCCGTGTAGGTAGTAGGGAAATATGCTTTTGAATAATTAATCAATGCTGATCTTAGATCAGCAAAGTCTTTATTTATGTATTTTATATCTTTCGCTTGTGCCATTATCCAAAGTTAATTTCGATTTGATCAGTTATTGATTGATTTTTAATTGAATAGTATATTTTTGCTGTTACTATTTGTGTTACCGGATCACCAATAACTTCTACTCTGTTTAGTGTTACTTGAGGAAATACCTGTGATATTCTTGATGAAATATCATCTTGAATACTCCCTAAATTATCATTAGAAATCTGTTCAAATAAATATTTTCTAAGTCCTCCCCCAAATGTAGGATTATCCCACCTTTCTCCTGGTTCTGTTAATAAATAATTAATTAAATTATTCTTTAATGCCGCGGCACTAGAATAAGTTAATTGGAATACTCCAGGACTTGAAAAGGGTAAACCAACCCCTACCCCAACGTTAGGGTAAAAATCTGTAGCTGGGATTATTTGAGGATTAAATGCCATTATTTTTTATTCATTAACCCCATAATTTGATCTAAACCAACATTACCAGAAGGTAAATCACCACCAGGCATTGCTCCAGGAGGTGCTTGAAAATTATTCCCCATACCCATAGCATCTGCTGAGGTAAATGAAAGAGTATCTTGGCCTCTTTTCATATCGCCCATAATACTTTCCATCATTGCGCGTTTTTCAACGTTGCTAGCTGAGGGTTTATTTGTTAAAGGAACATCTGTTGATTCAGTTACAACTTGAGATTTTGGTGTACGAAGTGCCTCTAGAAGAATTTCTTTTAATTCCTCTTGAATAACCTCACGTACTGATTCTTTAATAATTGTTTTAAATTCTGCTGCTTTCATGGTTATAAATATTGAAATTTAATAAGATACTAAATTTTCTGTGTCTATTTTAAATTGAAGTTCTCTAATTAATACATTTGGGTCGGATGCAAAAGACCAGTCAGTGTTGATTAATATAATTCCTGATTGGTTTTTTCCTACTGCTCGATTTTGGTTAACAGTATCAGTATAAGGTCTAGTTTCAATTTCTAATCTAAATCCTTTATATAAATTTTCATCACTAGTAAGTGTATCGGATGCTAATTGAATAGCAACTGTGGCCAATACTTCAGGGGATAAGCTATTTAATTCAGCATTTGGGCGACATAAAGCAATTAAATCATCTAAATCTCCTAAAGCAAATACTATTTTAGTAATTAATTTACTTAATTGATTTAAAGGGATATTAACATTACTAATTGCTGATTTGATTGGGGGTATTCTAGCAGTACCATCATTTTTAAATAAAATAGTTTCTCTAATGGTGTTTAGATCATTAATTAGAGATACTATAACTCCTGGGATTAGGGGGATAATTTTTGCTGCCTGATTAGTAATGAAGGTAGTTAGTGCTATTGTTGTAGAAGTTTTTTGAAGAAAATCAACAGTTTCTCCTGAGAGTTCTATAGGTTTTTTAAGATTATTTATTCTTTCCTGTTGGTTGTTTAGATAATCCACCATATTATTTCGTTGGAGGATAAGTCTATCTAAAGTTGGTTCTGTAGGACAGAAAGTTTGTTTAATAAGGTTAGGGTCTGGGAGTTCATTCAAATCGTTTATCCCATATTTTTCTAATAATTCATTTTTACGCGCTTCTATGGTTTCTAATCCCGCCTCTTTATATGTAGTAGATAAAGAAGTAAAAAAAGTTTTAGCGGTTTGTTTTAAAATTACTTGAAATAGTTGAGGAAAAGTTTGAATCCCCTTAGCCTTTTGGTCATCGGTTATATCATCCTTTAAGTTTTCATTTAGTTCAGAATTAAAATCTGTAAATAGTTTAATAAGAGTATCTAAACGTTTCCTTTCACCGTCTACCTCTTTTTTAACCCTTCGTTTAGCTTTAGCTAAAGATTCCCCAGATTTACGTTTAATATTTTTTAACTTTTGGGATGCTTGATATTTTCTATAATCAGTTTGGTATTGAATATACTCAGCTTCATTCCAGTCTTGGGGATCAGTATATGCTAAGGGATTGCTAGGTAATTCATTACGCTTTTTACCTTCAAGGTCTTGATAAAATATTTTTACTTGAGACTGGGTAGGTAGTGGGATAGAAGCACCAATAGATTCTAAAACTATATCTGCAAACGCTTTATCTTTAAGAGCTAATAAACTATCGGCACCCTCAGCAAAGGAAGCAAGATCACTTAAAGTACCAATTTTTTTGGCACTTTGAATTCCATCTTTAAGAGATTTAGCAGCTAATCTTATTGCTTTTTTAGGTCCTGGGATTGGCATTATTCGAGTTTTATAATATTAGATTTAGCTTTGTCTAATTGATTTGAATATACTTCTAAACTGTTAGCTACAGTTCTAAATGAAGAACCTAAAGGTTCTAAAGGGACTCCATTATTACCCAATTGACCCGCAGCCATATTTAGAGCAGTTTTTAAATCTTGAGTTATACCCTGAAGTAACTCAATTAAAGTATCTCCTAATATAGCAGATTCTGTGGCTGTTGAAGATCCTAAATATACTTCTGCTCCTTCTAATACTATAGGGCCTGTAGTATCAAAATTTATTGATTCAATAGCATTTAAGTTAATAGATTTAGCTGATGATAGTAAGATATGATCTTTAGAAGAATTAAATAGTAACCTCCCAGAATTTAAAATTACTTGCTCTCCAGCATACTGATTGGGAAGAGTAGGGGGTGTTAAATTATCATAGGATAAATAATCGTTGGTAGATGCTACTTCAATAGGGATTTGTTGTGTAGAAGTAAAATATGCAGATGATTTATCTAAATTTATATTTTCGGTAATAGAATCGTAAGAAGGAGATTGATTGTGTAAACCATTAGTAATAATAGTAATGGGATCTCCAACATTCCCAGCTTTAGACCAATTATTAGGTAAAGAATCTACTCTAATAGGAACAGTATTGCCAAATCTTATTGAGTTTCCAAACCTTCCATCTATAATAAAATCTCCTTCATATGAATATAAAGGATTTATGTTGGATTTTTCAACAAAATAGTTACCTACTTTAAAATTAGTATTACTACCTGCTGAAGGTTGGTTGGGTGTATTAGTTGCCTCTATTTCTAGGTATCCTTTATTTTGAGTTGAAGGTTTTGTGCTAGTATTAGGGGAAGGGATTGGATTTACTTGAGGTGAATTCCAAAGGTTTATGGGACTTAAATAATAAAATGTTAAACTATTAAAGTTATTTTGGTATTCTTTATTAGCTAAAGCCAATACTAGTACTACCTCATTAATTAAAGGGTAGTTTTTAATATTGGGGTATAAAGGTAATACATTAGATACAATCTTAGACCCATTAAATTCAAATTCATCTAATAATTGAACTTGGGCAATTCCATTACTACCACCACCGGATTGATTAATACTTACAATTTTAGCAGAAATTAATTTACCAGCTAAATTGCGGGCACTATCACTAAGAGAGGAATTAGATATTTTCCCTAAGTTTTTATAAGAAGCAAGTCCCGATTTTAAAGCCATAATTTACTTTTTATTAAGCTTTTCCATCTCATCAAGTAGCTGCTGCTTTTCCTCATCACTAATACCTAAACCACCATCTTCTGATGAGGAGTTTAAAGCACGTTGTACTAACGTAGCCATTTTAATTAAGGCATCATCGTTTTTAACACCGATTTCCATATACTCTTTAATTAAAGGTACAATAAGGGTAGCGTCACCTATGTCGGTAACCATCGGTTTTAACTCGGAAATAAGCGCGGTAACTTGTGCTTCGCGTCGTTTTTGGTTATTGTAAATTTCCTCGAGTATATCGCTGAATTTTTTCTTACCAAATACTACTTTGTCGAATTGTTGGCTCATATTTATACGTTTTGTTTGGTTATAAATATAAACTATTCAAATTCTACATACCCATTGTCAAGGAAAAATATATAGTTATCTTTGAATATATCATATAGCTGATTAGCTATTTTGGTGATTTTAGGAGTTTTAACATCTACCATTTCACGAATATAGATATAAAGTGCCTTTTTATTGAAAATATCTATATCTTCTCTTTTACGAAATAATTCTAAAATAGCATCAGCTACTTCAGCATCATGTTTTTTAGGAAATAAAGTATAAATATTTTTAGTACAATATTCTGTAAATAAATCTAAATATTGATTTAATGGTGGGTTTTCTGGATCTGGGTCATCCAAGCTATACGAGTATGTATCGTCTTTAAACAATTCATCTACAGGAGCTTTGTCTACTCTCTTTTTATAATTCTTTTGATTTTGGAGAATTAAATAACGCTTAGCGATAGTTCCAAAATAAGAATATGCTTTAGCACCTCTAGAAGGATCGAATAAATGAATTTTACTTAAAAGGAATGTAATTACTTCGTGTTGTAAGTGCTCAATTTCATCTACCTCTGTATAGTAAAATTTAAAGGTATGAATGATATTCTCGGTTAGCTTAAAAAAAGCATAGTGAATTTCTCGTTCATAAATTTTAGAACGGGCTGAAGAACTAGGTTCATTGTTATATCTAACAATTGCATCCTCTGTATCTTGTGTAAAATAATTCTTCTTTGATTTTTTAGGCATCTATAGGGTTAGAGTTTCTTTAGTATGAACTCATTTAAAATATCTTGTAACCCTTTGATTTGTTGAAAGAAAAAGCCCACTTCATCGTCGCTGCTGAAAGTACCTCGTGCATCAACCGCTTTTAATTTCTCATCCGAAACCTCTATTACTCGAGAAAGTTTATCTAAATAATCTAAATATCCGGATAAAATGTCTTCTTGTTTTTCAATTTTGCGAAGAAGATTGTAAGTCGTGTATCCTAGGACCACGACCACAATCGATAATATAATAATAGCTATAATCATAGATTATCTAATAAATTCTTTAATCCTTCACTTTGAATTGACCCTAGAGCTTTTTGTTGCTTATTATTAGCACTCTTAGGTTTATCTAATGTAAAATTCTTTTTTTCGGGAGTCACGTTACCTTGCAATTTAGGCAACCATTCACGTTCAAACTCAATTCTAGCAGCCATTAAATCCGCCTGGTGGAGGATATATGGGAGGGAAGTGCGTGGTTTCTGTTCGGGCATATAATTAAGAAGATATTTCTCATTTGCCTTATCATACAAACCATCGTGAGTCTGGATAGCTATCATCTCATTAAATGTATACTGAATACCATGAGATTGGAGCATAAATAAACCTCGGTCTGGGACTGAAGCGAATGGAACCTGGGTATTGAATTTGTAATCCTCACCTAATTTTTCCTTTCTCCATTTATCATCCTGGGGAATATATGATTCTTGAGTTTCGTCTCCCATCTTACCCAGGTCATGGTTGATTGCAGAAAATACAAGTTCTTCCATAGTGAAGGTAGTCATATCCGCTCCTTCTTCTTCCCATAATTTAGCTTGGTTAAGAGCACAACGTACAACACGGTTTACGTGTTCAACATATCCTCCCGGGAAAGCATTATGGTATTCTTTTTTATGAGCCGCGGGCATTAACATAATACGTTCTTGATACTTATTATAGAAGTCAAGAAGTGATTGTTTGCGATTTCCCGTGATGTGGGTTTCGATGTTGGAGATAAAAATACCCCAATTTTCTTGGATTTGCTCTGCTGTTAAATTCATAACTTTTATTTAATATTAACGTCCGTAAACTTCTCCTTCTCGTTGGATCATAGTTTGAAGATCACCTAACTCATTTTCGATAGCATCAACGACATCATTAATGTCTTTGGTTGTAACTCCTTGACGTGTAATCATAACACGGATAGTTTTGAGTTTCCCGGCGATGCGTTCAATTCTCTTTTGGGCTAATTCTTTATTTCTCATAATAACTTTATTAATGTTTGGGCGACGTCTCGTGACGTCTCGTACCCTTTCTCTCTCTCTCTCTTTCTCTCTTCTCCTGTACCCTAAATATACGTTAGGAAGATTATTTCGCCAAGTTATTCTTTAAAAGATCATAAACACTTTTTATGTGTGCGCATTTTTCATAGTGTTCTCTTTCTTCCCAAAAAGAAAGTGCGAGTTCACATGCGGTTTTTGTATAATCATCTGAAAATAGTCGAGCAGCATCTTTCCCCTGAGTAGAGGTAGGGTCAAAATCTTTTAAATATGTCCAAGCTCTAGTATGAGTTACAAACTCACCTGCACTATCTTCCATATCTATTGTTTCTGCTATTTCGGGCATCATTTTAAGGAACTTATCCATTCGTTCCTCCATGTCCTTTTGATTCCAAATAATCTTTTTGAACATGCCTAATTTAAATGCTTGTGTTTTTTGAAGATCAAGCAATACTGCCTTTTCTTGTAAAGGAGCATCATCTTCAAAAGCATTAAATATATTATTTAAATTCATGGGAATTCATCCAAATCAGTTTCAACCTTAACTCTACCACTTTTATAAACGGTCATTCTAGTAGGGTACCAATCATCAAAATAACTAAATACAATCTTATTTTTTGTAATTTCACACAATTCACAGTCCAGTTCTCCCAACCATTCTTGAACATCATCTTTAGTAAAGACTCCTTCCACATAATATAGGTGAACTATTTGAGTATAATCTTTAATTTCCTCCTGTGTTTTCACGTGTATAAATATATTCAATTTTTAGGTCGATGCCTGCTGTGGTTGTTGTGTAGTAATGCATTATATCGCGTTATTTATGGGAATACATTGGGGTTCTTCAACGTAGTTAATTAGTAATTACGACCTTGTGTACGAAAAAGATCAAAATCTTTATACACTTTGGTTTCTAGTTTATCGACTCGAGAGTCGGTGTGTCGAACAACTCGTTCTTCGACAAGGTTAATATGATCAGCTAAATCATTTCGAGAGCGTTCTAGCTCATAATGTAACTCTCTAACGTTAGCATCTAGCTCTCGTTGAGTGTTTTCCGCTTGTTTGCGGGTGATGTTTAAAGTCTTTAAGACCAAAAACGTACCTACAACGATCAAAAGATCAATCACTGCAAGCACACCTAAAGTAAAAGATAGTGTTTCCATAGTT